GGCTTTGAGGCCGTGGTTTCCGTGCTGCGGGAGATCCTCTCCGCCGTGTACGGCATTGAACTGACCGACGAGGACGTAGGCCGCGCCGTACAGCGCTGGCAGCGCAAACAGGCCATTGCAACAGGAGGTGTGTAACGTGACCCTGACTAATCTGTTCCAGATCGATGGCAAATCCCTGTACGCACCGGACTGCGACATTGAACCGAGCTATTCTGACCTAGATTCCAGCGATTCCGGCCGCGACGAAGCCGGGTACATGCACCGCGAAGTGGTGCGGGAAAAAGTGGCTACCTGGCCCATCGCCTACAGCTGCCTGACGGATGACGAATACAAGTACACCATCGGGCTGTTTGCAGGCAAATCCACATTCCAGTTCACCCACCCCAAGGCCGGATCTTCCACCGAGACCGAAACCACCACCTGCTACTGCAGCAAATACGGCATCGCCTGGCACAATGCCAAGACGAAACAGTGGAAGAATTTGAAGTTTAACATTATTGAATGCTGATTGAGAGTTAGAAGGTAGGAAGTAGGAGTTGGGAGTTAAAACGGGCCCAAGGTCCGGCATTGTAGGGAACGGTCTTGACCGTTCCGAAAACCCCGCCGTATATGCTACAACAGGATTTGCCACAAGGCGACGGGCGCACACTGTGCGCCCCTACGGGATTGCGGCCCAATTTTCAACCCGTGCGCGCACGCGCACACCTTCCAACTCCTCACTCCTACCTCCTAACTAAAACCAAAGGAGGTGTATATTTGCTCCAACCAATTCTCACTCTCCCAAGCGGCACCGAGTTAAAGGGCGGCTCCCCCGGCAGCGCGGTGAAGAGCCTGACGCTGCACACTGCGGTGAACGCCGGGCAGGAGTTCACCATCGGCTCTGCGTTTTCGGACTACATCGAAGCCGAAATCTGGGCGGACCCGGGCGGCAGCCTGCAAATTACTGCCGGGGACGCCCTGACCTACTACCAGCAGGACGATGCCGGGAACCGCACCAAGGTGGGCGTTTTCTATGCTGAAAAACCCACCCGCACCAAGCGCAACAGCTACAAGGTCACGGCCTACGACACCATGTCCAAGCTGGATGCGGACTTCTCCGGCTGGCTGCGGGCCAATCAGGCGCAGTTCCCCAAGACCATCTGGCAGCTGGTACAGCTGGCTTGCCAGCGGGCAGGGGTTACGCTTGCCAGCAGCAGCCTGCCCATCAACGGCAGCTACAGCGTGCAGGCGTTCTATGCGGATGATTTAACCTGCCGCCAGATCATTTCCTGGGCGGCGGAAGCCGCTGGCTGCTACGCCCACATGAATGCAGACGGCAAGCTGCAATTCTTGACCTACACAGACAAGCGCAGCACTGCTAAAATCACCCCGGACGGAGCCAGCAACAGCACCGCCTATTATGCTGACAGCCTGAGCTACGAGGACTACACAGTCAAGGCCATTGAGAAAGTCCAGATCCGGCAGTCGGACAGTGACGTGGGGGTTATCTACCCCGACAGCACCACCGCCACCAACACTTATGCAGTGCAAGGCAATCTGCTGCTGACAACCGGCACCGAAGCCAACCTGAAAACCGTTGTCCAAAACCTGTACAACGTGCTGAAAAACGTGACCTACACCCCCTGCAAAGTATCGGTGCCCAGCAGTTCCGGCCTTGCCTGCGGGCAGATCGTGCACGTTAAGGACGCACGCGGGCGGGAGTTCGACACCTACCTGATGAGCGCCACAATCTCCTTCGGTAAAGCCAGCTTTGAGAGCGTGGGCAGCGCCAGCCGGGAAAGTTCCAGCGCCGTGAACAGCCAGAGCTACAAGAACCTGACCGGCAAGATGCTGGAGATCAAGACCAGCGTGGACGGCCTGGAAGTAAAGGCCAGCGACCTGACCGGCAAGTACACTGACCTGAAAGCAACGGTAGACGGGCTTTCTTCTGAGGTGAAAAAAGACACCAAAATCACCGGCGGCGGCAACCTGATCCTGGGCAGTGAGAGCTTCAAGAACGCCCTCTCTGGCGGCCCTGGCAGCAGCGTTGTGTATGGCGATGATGGCAGCGCAACAATAACCAATGCGAACACCAACGGGTATTTTATGTTCAACACCGCGGGCGCTCGCATTATAAAAGGCGTCACATTATGCCTGTCCGTTATGTACAAACTCATTTCCGGCACCGATGCGCTGCGGCTGGGCATTACGTTTACGGGCGATAATGGCAAATATTACATTGCCTACATAAAAACCGCTGACCAGCTCGAAATTAAGCAGACAGACGGCTGGGTGCTGCGGTATGGTACATGGACCCCCGGCCAAAACGGTGTTTTGAAAAAAGCCGATTTCGACAGCAATGGCAACTGCACCAATAAGTTTGAGCTGCTTCACCCCATGCTGCAATACGGCAACGCGCCCACCGCGTGGAACGCCAGCAGCGGCGACTACCTGACGCAGGAAAGCGCAAAAAGCCTGTTTTCTCAGACCGCTGACGAGATCAAAACCGAAGTCACCAAGTCCGTGACTGAAACGGTAACGGCCAACGTGAAGGACACCGCTACCAGCGCTGCCAATGATGCCGTTGACACCAAATTGCAGAATTACGCCACCACAGCAACGGTGGAAAGCCTGAAAAAGGATGTCTCCAGCATCAGCCAAAAGGCGAATAGCATCAGCACAAAAGTCAGCAGTCTGGAAGAAACGACAACAACCATTTCAAACGACCTGGACAGCACAAAGCGGGAATTCAAAACCGTTAAAGAATCAGTATCCGCGATTGACCAGAAAGCCGACAGCATTACTCAGACGGTAACGCAGCGGATCACCGGCGGCAACAATATTATCGCGGGCACCGATGACTGGAACAATGCGACCCTGGATGCAGGCGGCAACGACCTGCGCAAAAAAGGAACATACACGATCAGCGGTGAATCCGTCCGAGTGACTAATAGGGCGCAGAACACCCGCTTCCATTTTGGTGCGGACAAAACGCTGGTGATTGCCAAGGGCATGACCTACTGCGCCAGCGTACTGTACAAGCTCAACTCCGGCACGGACCGCCTGTTTTTGCAGTTCGAGACCAAGAGCAGCAGCGGCACAAAAAGTTATTACGGCAACGCATTCAAAAACGCGAAGCAGGACATTGCGCTGGACAACGGCTGGAAGCTGCGATGGGCGGCCTTTACGGCGACCGCGGACGGCTATGCAGACGGTCTGTTTGTGAGTACCGCGAACGATAACGCCACCGTTACCAACGATCTGACCATCATGCACCCCATGGTGCAGATGGGCAACGCCCCCACTGCCTGGACGGCCAGCACCGGCGACTATCTGACCGCCAACGAAACCAAAACCGAGATCAAGCAGACGGTGAGCGAAATTAAGCTGACGGCCAGCACAAGCGGAACCAGCAGCACCATCAAGCTGACGGCAGGCGGAACAGAGATCACCAGCGCACAGATCAACCTATCCGGCGTGGTGACATTTTCGGATTTGAGCACCTGGAACCAGGACAAGACAATCATCAACGGCGGAAACATTACCACCGGGCAGATTCACAATAAGGCGCGCACAACCACTTATGACCTGGACAATGCCTGGATTCGTATGGGCAAAGATGCTGGCACTCGTGTGGACATTGACACGGGGCGCATCCGCTGGTACTGGGAAAACAACCTGACCGGTGTGTTAAGCAGCCGGTACGGCAAATCTTATATCGGCGATAACTCCCGCTACACGTTTTTAGGCTGGTTCTCCACCGGCGACCCCAGCTTTGATTATTCCACCGGCGGGGCCACCAGCGAGTTTGTGGGCATTGCCATTGACCAGGTAGATAAGGTCATCCACTGCAATGCCAGCAAGTTTGAAATCCCCGGCAGAATTGAATGCGGCTCTTTGAGCGTGAACGGGAGGGAGATTTAATGCAGAAATTCATGCAGATTTTGGCCACGTTGGCTTTGCTGTTGGTGCTTGCATTGGTCGTCCCGCTTACGCTGGCAGCCTGCGGCGGCACGCGAACCGAAGATACAAGCTATCCGCGCCCGGAATATTCCGGCTCCCCGATGGCAGAAAGGGTGATGAAATGACCACAACCGCAAAAATTGAAGAACTCCAAAAATCCGTCATCAACGCCATCAACAACAGCTGCCTGCACCCCGCTGTGGTGCGGCTGGTGCTGCTGAACGTGATCTCGATGGTGGAAGCCAGCGAGAGAGAGGTAAGCAAAAGAGAAAAAGAGACAGAATCCTGAAAATCTGTTTTTTGTTCCCACATAATCCACACAAAATATAAGGCAATACCGCATAATTCTAAGTGCCGATACGGCGAGCGAGGTGCGGCAGATGCCAAGCCAAAAGCGC